AGAAAAATCAAACATATCATTAAGGATGAAGCCAATCGCATTTTGGCTCTTGTTGGCCGTTGCCCTGGTCTTCTTACATATAGGATGGACTGGATGGTCGAAGCATAGCCATTTGGTATCTGCTCACGTTATCAATATGGATGGGTCTGAAGACAGATTGGCTGAATTTCAGGAGAATGCTGTGGCGGCTGGACTTCCTGTAGTGCGTTGGCCTGCAGTCAATGGGCGTGTTATTGGCGAAGCGGATTTGGTGCCTTTGGGTCTGAGTAAGTATATTTACAAGTATTCGCAAGAACATAAGCAGCCTGGACTGCTGGGCTGTTATTTGTCGCACCGCGGACTTTTACAGCATTTAGAGACTGTTGATTGCGGGGACGATGATATTCATATTATCTTTGAAGACGATGCGTATATACCCAGAGACTTTTTTGACCAGTTTCGTGATACAATGAAAGATGTACCGGCAGACTGGGATATAGTACAGCTCGGCGTCACGTTTCCCAACTTGCGACCGTATAAGGGACGCTTACATCGTCATTTAGGCAATAAAGGCAACGTTGGTGGATTTGCTTATGCTGTGCGTCATGGGTCGCTTGCGAAAATCAATAAGAAAGTAGCAATCATGTATGACCCTATGGATGTCATGATACGAAATCAATGGAAAACATGGACAATACTGATTGCCTGGCCTGAAGTATGCCCTCACAATGACCATGGTCGGTCTATTATTGTTCAAGCGTAGTGGACAACATACGATTACAATGTAATCAATTGTTGTTTATGGATTGTGGGTGTTTACTTGCGGTCCTTGCGGTTCTTACGCGTCTTGCCATCCTTCTTGGAAAACAGCTTGAACGTGCCCTTCTTGGGGGCATAGCCGGCCTTTGCAAGCCGGGCAAACGCCTTCTTGCCGGCGGCATGGGCCTTGCGGCTCACAATGCGGCCCTTGTGCATCATGAGATCCTTCTTGTGGAGGCCGCCGGACGTGTGCTTCGCGGTGCCGTGCCAGACCTTAATACGAGAACCAACCGCAGGAATATCGGACATCTTTTCTATATATAGGCATGTTAATTTTTGCGAGTAAAGAGTTTGAACTGACCCTTCTTTGGAGCGTAGCCCGCCTTTGCCAAACGCTTGAACGCCTTCTTACCGGCCGCCGCCTGCTTGAGGCTCACCACCTTGCCACGCTTATTCAAACCTAGGTCCTTGCGCGTTAGGCCGCCGGACGTACGCTGGGCCTTGCCGCGGTAGACCTCATACTTTGAACCAACTGTTTGTATCTCGCCGCCACCTAATAATGGAGTATCGCCAGACGGTATTGCCAGTTTAATCTGGCCATCTGGGCCTAGAGTTACATTTCCACCCACCTTGCGATTCTTACGCGTCTTACGCTTACCACCACCGGTTGTGGCACTAAAATTCGCACCTGTCATGATTTGATCGAGCGATGTACTCATAATGCTTTCTAACGAAACAATAGATTTTTCTCAAGCGTTGTAGCCTGTCGCCCTGGAACTGCAGATTTTGCCACAACACTATCAAACCATGTTTCCATGCTGTCTAACACCGGATTTGGATCTAGTGCCCGTGCCCGTTCTAACGCAACACGAGACCGTTGATTATAAAATTCTTTGTCGTCTTTGAGTTTGCGAAGCGTTGTGACCCATGCTTCCAAATCGCCGCGGTCACAATATATGGCAGCATCGCTACAACATTCACGCAATCCGGGTGTAGGTGATACAACAACAGGTATGCCGGATGACATAGCCTCCACAGCGGTACGACCCCATGTTTCTTCCTTGCTTGGCATAATTTGTATCATTGTCTGAGCATAGACTTCCTTAATTTCTGTTGTGTGCTCAATATAGCGTAAATTTGGTAGATTATTGTATGTTATCTGCTTTCTGTATCCGCCAAGTATACCCTGAAATTCCATTTCAGGAATTGCTTTGGCCAATTGAATTAACAAATGTCCACCTTTGTTATCGTTCACGTTGCTGAGAGTAACGTATTTCTTTGTACGTTTTTCCTCATCAACACGATAGGCACGATAATCTACAGCAGGAATAAATACTTTCACATACTTGGCTTTTAGGTCTTTACGCTGAGAACGCAAACTTTCGGCATTGAAGACTGTCCACTGCCGTCCTTCCAGGCGACTATCCATCCATTGCTGTCCTATGCTTCTAACATAGTTATCTGTGTGTACCCATTCAACAAAGGGCTTTCCTGTGGTGCGGCTTAGCCATAAGAGTTGCTTGCGGTAAAGATAACTATGGCTGTGAAGAATATGCGATGAGTGGGCTATCTTAAAAAAGGTGTCTGTATCATTCAAATCAAAGCAACGAACATTGTCATATGTGCGTTGTGGATAGCCTGGGCTTGCGACCCACACATCATACTTATACGGCTTTGACATACAATAGGTATTAATTGTATGGGCACAAATTTCTGAACCGGCATTTACAAAAGGCACGTAATCGTGAAGGACCCATAACATGCGTATGCGATTGTCAGTCGGTTCTATTTCCTTCCACATAGGCCATTTCTTGTATCCTATACTTGCCGCTTTTTCGGGTGCTACATATAAGGATTGACGAACTCGTGTATCGCCAAAAAGAAGGACAATCACAAATAAACCGGCCAGAAACAACCAGATGAGGTGGTGTGATTGTGTTTTTGCCACTGGCATCCCTATATGTACGTCGGGTATTTATTGTGGGATGCTTTTATCAGCATCTTCAAGTGATATAGGTGGGCTCATACGCCATTTGTTTAGAAGTTGTTTATCGTTAGATGTGTTTGTTTTTGTACAATGTTGTAAATATTTTGCCATACGATAAATATTTAACGGGGCATAGACACCGGCAAAATGGACAAGAAAATCACCCTGTTGATAAAGGCGTGCGGTTGGGTCATCTGCAGTTTCATTGGGACCAAATATGTAGGCATTAAACAACCAATGACTGGTGATAGTTTCTATTCTTAAATAGTCGGTTGGATTGTGTTTATACAATTCTATCATAGCAGCATTGTCCCACCAAATATGATGTAAGTATTGAGTTTGACTGTAGGCACGATTAAAAAAATCATGAGCCCATGCTGATTTGCCTCGTATAAACATATGGCCGTTATTCAGATGATTACAGGCATCTATTGTCCATAATATATCCTTGTTTGGGGGAATACAGTTTATAAATGTTTCTAATTTGATTGTATCATTTAGGATAATAGAATCTGCGTCGGTCCAAAAAATCCAGTCATATGCGTAAAGATGTTTTTGAATAATATTGAATTTTGACCATTGAACAGGCCTATGCCGATCCCATACGTCTTTTCCACCAATTATAAAGTCGTATCCATGCTTATTGGCATAATTACGCTTTGATTCTAACAATGGCTCCATTGCTTTTGTATAGTCTGGACCTATACATAATGTTATTATAGCAATTTTATTTGTCATATTGCTGTAATTTACTTACACGATTGACTGTTTAGACCTGGTTGGGATAAACACAAAAATTGACGCACAATTTTTCTTGATGTTATTGTCAACTATTCTCCAATTAGTTCGTGCGTGTCTTTATACATCATGATTGATTCCGTCATTTCTTTGGTAACTGAGTGTGAGCCTATTCAGTGTGTAACTGAGCAGAAGCCGCCCTCAAAATATATTCGTGACGAGAATGGCCACTTTATTTGTCCTTATTGTAAAGTAAAGAAGAATAAGCAAAATACTATGCTGTACCATATTGAAAAGCAGCATGAACATAAGACACGGTTTGAGTGTAAATTGTGTAATGAATGTCCAAAGTTTCTACAAAAGTGTACTTATCTACACCATCTTGCAGTTGTTCATCCTAAGACTCCGCATCCTACAGATAAGGAAATGAATCCCTATGCAAATGTAACTTATAATTGTCCTGAGTGTATGCATACAACGCATACAAAGGGAAATCTACGAATTCATTTTGCACGGGTTCACTGTGAAAAATGGATTCCTACGTATGTCGCCAATGAGGCATGTAAGGGTGAATGTGGCAAGATTTACGCAAGTTCAACTGCGTATCTTCACCATGCACCATTCTGTTTTAAGGATAAGGCACCACTAAATCATTCTAAGATGCTCGAACGTATTAAGTAAAGAGCATGATAACCAATCGCAGCACAACCCAACAGGATTAGCATTTCAAAATAGCGGCGGCTAGCGTCTTTTTTCATATACGCTAATAGGAGAAGTAGGGGAACAATTAAGAAAATATGAATCCAGTTGACCCAAGCACTCTTGTTTTCCTTTAATTTGCCATAGGCACGATAAGTATGATACACAAGAATTACAATGGCAAGGACTCCAAGGCCATTAAAGACTGCATCAGGCGTAGTTTCTCGAGCAAATCCGACATAAAGAAATAATGGACCTACTGCGGCCACATGAAACAGATTGCGTTGAAAATCTGTCATCACTCTAAAAAGTGATAGCATTTTTATTTTTAGTTAAGTTGTCAATGTCATACTCATTAGATACTGTGCTTCTACAACTAGAACATTTAGGGACAGCATTTGCATTGATTACGTCACAATGGTTGCGTGCGGAAGACGCAGCTGGACGTGGTGCTGTGGCTCTAGCAGATCCTTCTATACAACATATCATTCACGAAGCTCAGATGAAAACGGCTTGTGGATGGAATCCACCACCTGTTAGTCTTAAAATCTATTGTGATGGTTCATGTGTGTCAAATGGCAAACCGGAGGCACGGGCTGGGTTCGGTGTGTATGTGACCAGTAGCGGACTTGAGAAATATCGCCACAGTGAACGCATTGGTGCCCATGAACCACAGACAAATCAACGGGCGGAACTACGTGGGCTTCAATATGCGTTAACATATCTTATGAAGTCGGGAACTGCTACCGGTGTGATTTATACTGATTCAAAATATGCGTTGGATTGTCTGCAGACATGGGGGCCTGGTTGGGAAAAGAAAGGCTGGAAAAAGGCCGATGGAAAAGACGTTCTTCATCAGGATTTACTGAAA